AGTCCACAGCTCGCGGAGTCCTTAACAGTTCTTCTTGCGTCAATTTTAGGTCTTGTGCGATGGGATTTAACCTAAATTCCAAGCTCGTCATGTAAAACCGATCTTCCCAGCCAAGATACCAATACCATTCGCAGTAATACGCCCACGACTTTTCGTTAAACGCTCTCAGGTGCGTCGGGTCTTGCCACGCGCCATAACTCAAGTCATAAGGCACATGAATGCGCATCTCGCCACCAGTTTTCAATAACTTCTTACAGCTCGTCATCGCACCGACCAGATCGGGCAAATGTTCGAGCACATCATTCGCCAAGATTGCATCAAACATCTCTGGCTGCACCTCAAAGTCACCGAGCCTTGTGGAGATGGTGTCGCCCCAAGGCACATTGCAGATGTCTAGTAACCAGTCGTGCTTGACGCGCAACTGAATATCTGCGTTGATGCAGTCGTCTCGAAAGTCCTTGCCAGAGCCTAGATTAAGAACCAAAGAAGTGCTTGACATACTGAGGACGGTGCTCCTTGACCCAAGGCACAGACGCTGCAACTAATTGCTTGGAGTCGTCGCCCGTTGTCTGGCTACCGACATGATGTACATAGGCGCTAGAGACAAAGTGCTGGTAGCCCTGATTGTTGAGGTCTGCGCAGCTCACATCATCTGAGAACCAATTAAGTGGGGGGAATCTGCCGTGATGCCATGCGTCCCGACTTATGTACGCAAAGATCGGTGCAATGTTGTTGGCGTGACGAATGAACTGCTCAGACTTGAATCTGCACATCTCTAGGTGATCGCCATCGGGGTTGTAGCGAATGTTTTGAGCTGGTCTTACATAGTCACTTCTTGCGCCCACCCAGCCGACATTGACCTCCAGCTCGCGGATCACTTCGACATCTTCGAGCAGTCGCTGGTAGCTTGTCGGTGTCAGCACCACATCGTCATTGCAGACGATGCAAGCCTGTGCGTACTTCAGAGCGTCGTCGATGATCTCGTTGTAGTCTTCGCCAAAGTTACGGGGTTCGCCAAAAATAAGCCTTGCATTCTTGTAGCCAGAGACGACTCTCTCTGTGCCACGCAAGTAAACAAACGCCTCTGGCGCGTATTGCTTAATTGACTCAAGCAGAACTGGCAACCCCTTGCCGTTGACCGTCGAAATGCAGATCGGGATCACTTTGCCTTGTTTCTCGCTGTGATAGCTTTTGCCTTCGCCTTGGCGTCTGCCTTTGAACTAGCACCCCATTGGTTGAGACTCAAAAGAAGACGGGTCTTTTCACCGTCCTTGTACTCTGGTCCTGCGTTACCCGCCATGCGTGCAAGAAAGCTCGCCCTTCTGGGGTTGTCGCCTGACTTGACGGGGGCTTTGATGTCCTGCCCCGCAGCTTTGAGACTAGCGCGACCCTTGGCATTTAAGCCACCCTTTGCGTTTTGTCCTTCTTTCCTCTGCCACGCTGGGGTCTTCATCGGTAACCCGCCACTTTCTTCGCCACAGATTTCGGCTGCTTGACAAACTGCTTACCCGCCTTCGTACCCTCACGCTTGGCGCGTGTTGTGGCTGCATACTCCTGCGGTGACAGAGCCTTGATCGCAGCCTCTGGCAGATACCTCTCACCCGTCTTAGCCGAGGGCTTGCCACTCTTGGTACGCCACTTCTGAGCTGTCCAATCTTTTAGAGACTGCTGGGGGTTTTTCATGTCTTGTACCCCCCGCCCTTGGCTTTGTACTCTTTTGCTAAAAGTTGTGCTTTTCTCGCAGACCACTCGCCAGCGTCACCGCCAGATGAGCCAGCCTTGATCTTGTTAAACAGCGTTTTACGCATCGTCGGCTTCGTATACACGCCAGCAGAATTGACGGTTGACTTAGCTTTCGTCTTCATCTTCGTCCTTGGCTTCGCCAGTATTTGGACCACCAACGACCCAAGCATCACAGGTTCTTGACGCTGCACACTTGAAGTCGAATATCTCGCAATAGCCTAAGTCAGCCAGCTCAATAGTTCCCCACGGGTCTGCTTCGTTGCCGATACCGTCGGCAATGCATTGCTTGATCTTGTCGGAGACATTGAACGCTGCGCAGTTACCGCAGCGACTCTTCTTAGCGTCATCAATCGACGCATCCCATGTATCAGCTTTGCGTCTCCAGAATGCCTCGTTAGGCAGATTGGGGTTCTCAGGACCGTACTTCGCAGCCGTGATCGCCTTGGCGCGGTTCTTCAGATTAAGGGTGATGTCTTGCGTTGGAGCTGGGCAGCTTGATGTATCGTTTTGATTCATCATCTGATCCATCGCGCCTTGCAAACTTTTTGGGTATGAGGTTGCCATTTACATCTTCCCTTTTTTCTGCTTCACGCCAGCAGAGGACAAGGCAATCGCCAAGGCTTGTTTCGGGTTCTTGACGACTGGTCCAGACTTCGATCCGCTATGCATCTTGCCAGTCTTGAATTCGTTGTAAACCTTAGAGATTTTCTTCTCTGTCTTTGTCTTCTTCATCATGTCAATGACTCCTTGAAATGGGATACCCGAATTATGCAACCCTTGACAGGTTTCTTTTCAACGGTTGCGACCACTTCTGACTCGTATTCGCACCAAACATCGAGACGGCAGCGTCGGACGCAAAGGTCAACACAAACGAGTCAGCCTTATCAGGCGACTTCAAGCCACGCTTTCTGATCTCGTCCTTGCCCTCTACCTGCATCTTTCCAGAGCTGCTAAAGAAGTACCTCACAGTCGCCAGTTCAGCCACCAGCTCCTCGTCCGCAGGGATACGACAGTCACGCGCCTCGAACCATGCCTTGCACTTGTACCAAAGCTCTGCCCTTAGATTTCGATAAGTCGTACCCATCGCAGGAGACTCTGAGACATTGATGCCTCTAGCGGGAAGACCGAGTTCTCTGAGCCTGTCTACTACTCCAGCACCAAGACCAATCGAGTCCACCATGATCTCGTGAGGTCTCTGGCTTGGCGGTAGGGCTTCCCACTCTGCGACGACAGCGCCAGTCAGTTGCATCAAGTCAAGGTTTTTCCAAATCTTCGTGGGTTCGATGAGCGCGTTGCCCTGTCTCTTCGAGAGTGCCGACCTGTCGCCACCAAAGCGTGCAACATCCAGACCCCAGATCAGTTTTGCGTGCTGGGAAGTCTCGACATCCCTGTGCTTTGCCAACTCCAGTAACTCCATCGGGATGATGGTGTCATCATCTGACCTTGGAAACTCGCCCAGTACCCTTATTCGGTATGCGTTGGACTCTTCCCCGTAGCGCGCCTTCATCTCTTCGACATAGGCATCTGAGACCCTTGGCGAGTCTTTGCAGCTCACCTTCATCGTCACCCAGTCGTTTGCGAGACGGTTCTGGGTGTCGTAAAAGAACCCTGAGCTTCTGACAGGGTTGCCCAGTAGAAGGGTGACGGCATTGTGTCCAGACATTGAGCCAGCAGCAGCCTCAAAGACAGCCTCTGGGATACCAGATGCCTCGTCAGCCACCAGCATCACATTCTCTGAGTGGACACCTTGCAGGGCTTCGGGCTGCTCTGCCCTCGATGTCCTTGCGGACACGAAAGCCTCTGTCGCTGCCTCCTTGACCTCAATACGGTCTTGCTTGACTTCGAGCATATCCCTGAGAGTTTCTGGTAACTCTTTCACCCAGCGCTTTAGTTCCGCAAAGAGTGCGTCGTATAACTGGCTGGATGTCGGTGCTGTTACCACCACCTTGACGGGATACCTGAGCAGTAAGTACCAGATGATCGCCCAGCTCGCTGCTGTGGACTTGCCGACACCATGCCCAGACCTGACAGATATTCTGCGGTTGCCCTTTGCGATGTGCGTGAGGAAGGTCTCTTGCCAAGTGTCGGGGTTCGCTTTTAAGACTTCTTTGACGAAGAGGACGGGGTTGTTCTTGTAGCGTATGGTGAACGCAACAAAGGGATTCTTGCTGAGTTCGTCTTCTCTCTTGTCTTGGATGCGGTCTATCTTTGCCACAACCTGCGGGTGTAGTTTCTTTTTTTCTGGTGCAGTTGATTCTGTCGTCATGTCAGGATTGTGCCTTGATTTTTTTTATTTTTTTAGGGGAGTTGGGCGGTGTGAGTAGGGGGGTGTGGGGGGTGTTAAGTCGGTAGGTGTTTAGGTGCAGTTTCAGCGCCACCCGTCGCGCAGATCGAAGGGGGGGTAAACCCGAATCAGTCAGGCAGAATCGGTTAGTGAGTGACCACTCTCCTAGCAGGGCGCATGAATACTAGATAAACGCATATCGTCGTATTTTCCTGCTTTACACTATGTTCATTATGTAAAGTTATTTTGCTGTTATCCACAGGTTTGTAAGCAACTTTGTGCATAACTTTGCCAGTTTCCACGCAACTGTGGACAACTAGGACAACTTCGCGCTGTTTTCTGTGGATATGTCCTCAACCACCTCAATGCGTCGTAATGCGTCGAGCCTCATGCCAGACAGGTTCACTTGCACGCTAGGCATCTTATTCTGGGCGTATGAAGCAGGATTCCAGCGCTCTGCTACCCACTGCCTCGTCTGGACGCGCAGACGCGCCTTGTTGACCTCCTCGATGTCTGTATCGTCGGCAATCTCGATCATCTGTCCTACGATATGATCGGCTGCTCGCGCACGCACGCGAGACAAGAAGCCTTCCTGCGCTGGTGAGTCCATCCATTCGGTCAGCGCCTTCTTGCTGACACCGAGCGCCACACATATCCTCGTCTCGCTCATTCCAGCCTCAAACATATTGGTGATTTGTTCAATCGGCAGCGTGTTGAGCAATGCAATGTCGTGAACCTTCTTTTTGTTTCCAGCCATCTAAATCTCCTCTAAAGCCCTGTTAGCCGTATTTTTGCGCATCTTGCTGGTATCAAATACCTTTGGCAACGACGAAGCCTCCAGCTCGTCCGACTTGACATCATCAAACCCCGTCGCACCGCCAAGTGGAAACTCCTTCGCGTCCTTGTCCAGTCTGACCATTGCTGCGCAAGGCATCAGCGCCTTGATCTTCATCGTGTCCTTGATGACTGGAGAGTCCATGATCAACTCCAGCTCTTCCATCGTCCAGATGTGTCTGTTCTGGACATCTGGTCTGAACTGCTGGTACAGCGTCGCGTCGTGATGTGTACCAACGACCACCATCACCGACCCGTCTTGCATCTCATGCTCGACTGCAACTATTGCTGGCATCTCAGGCACACCGTTCTCGACCGCCCACGCTTCAAGAGCTGCATAAGCCTTCACCATCCCATTGACAGATCGATCCAGCTTCACCTCATCTCTGGACACCGAAGCCTCGAACACTCTCTCAGCCTGTCGCCACACCTTGATCCGAAACTCAGAGTCCACCAACTCGATCAACCTGTTGATACCCCAACGCTTTTCGTGCTCCCTTTTCACCACAGACAGCTCAACTAACCTCGAATTCATAAATACCTCAAAAGTATTCATCGGGAATTCTGGCTGTTTTAGACCACCAAGTGCTTTACTCAAACCTTTTTTAACCATCACAACTCCAATCTTAAAAATATCCAACTCGCTCATTGCAACGATAGATAGATGGGTGTATTACATACACACCATCTCCATTCATCTATCGTTTTTGCATAGATAAATGGTGTTTTGTCATCTATCCATTCGTCTATCCATTCGTCTATCGTCTATCGTTATTTAACCAACGAATGCACATTAGAAACTGGCGTATCAATAGCCTCAACTTCGCCAAACACAGCCCAGCACCAATCATCCTTTATTACTACTTTCTTTAAATTCTGCAAGTCTCGTTTTGACTTCCACCAGTTCGTATTAAAGGTTGCTTGGAGTATGTCGCTGCCACTTCTTGACTTGAATTCATCGCGCCATTTGTCCAGCTTCACGCACTTGTTGCGCATCCCAGCGATGGTCTGCATCTCCCCATAAATCTTGATTGCGTCGTGCAGACAGGTCAACGCGAGCTGCTGGACAGGACCATTTCCCTTGCGATCCAGACCGTCCTTGTTCTTTTCTTTTGTGGCTTTTTGCGTTGTGTCCATCTCTTCGTCTGCTTCGACCGCCAGACTGGATGTGTCTTCGCTCTGCGCAATGTTTAGGTTGCTGGAGCTGACCTCAACCATCCTGAACCCGATCCTCTGCCCGTCTTCCCCGTCCTTCTGCTTGGAGATGTGCAAGATTCCTTTTGGCGGTTGAGCGCCTTCGATCCTGATAATCTCCAGCTCTGTGTCTACTGCGCCTAAGAGACTACTGTGACCTCTGAGTCCTTTGGTTGCGTCCTTACCAGCGTGATGCACTACTAGCAAGCCACACTCATACCGACCTTGTATAGCGCCAGCAGCCGTAATGAATGCACCCATGTCTTCACTTGCGTTCTCGTTACCACCGCCAAATGCTCTAGCCAAGGTGTCAATGATGATGAGTTGAAACTCAATCTCATGTATTGCCTTAAGGTCGTCAATGGCTGCCACCAAGTCTTGGAGGTCTGTCTTACTTGATCTAAGATTGACCTGCCGTCTGAGGAAATAGACTGGCGCTCCAACTGGCGTGCTGTGGTGCGTCTTCAGCGCCTTAATCCTCGACCCGATACCGCCATGACCCTCCCCTGCGATGTACAGGACTGCACCGCGTCTGGTGATCTCATTGCCAAGGAATGCTCTGCCCGTTGCAATGCACTCCGCAATGTCCAAGGCAATAAAAGACTTGAAACTGGCTGGCGGTGCGTACAAAGCGACGAATGATCGTTGCGGTATGACTCCTTGTATGAGCCACTCAACTGGTTCGTCCTGTATGTCGTCCCACGCTTCGAGCTTGAATCCTTCGCGTTGTAGCGGTACTTGTGGCAGCTCCAACTCTTCAGCAACTGGTGTCTCCACAGAATTATTTAATCTTGCAGGAGTCGTTACATCCATCTCACTTGTGACTGCTTGCGTGGCTTTTGTCAGGTCAACCAGCCTGTCCTTGTCACCGCCATACTTGTATACAAACTCGTATGCGTCTTCCTTGATCTCTTGTAACCCAAGGTCAACCACTCGGATACTTTTTGTAACCGACTTGAGAGCTGCAACTGCCTTTCTTGCGTACTCCCAGCCCACCGTGTCGTTGTCAGGGACTATTGCGATGGTGAGTCCGACTAGGTGCTTGACCACATCTTCGGGGAAGCTGCTTGCACCGTTGTGCGTACAGGTTGCCACCACACCTAAAGACTTGAGAGCGTCTGCTGCCTTCTCGCCCTCACAGAGAAATACAGTTCTGCCAGTCTTGCGTGCAAAGTCCACTTCGGGAAGGTTGTACGGGACTATGTTCGCACCTGTCATACTCGCGTGCCGTCTACCGTTCTCGTCCACTCTGAACTGCTTGTATGTCTTTCCCTTTGCGTCGAAGGTCTTGTATCTCTGCTTGATGTGCTGGGTGATGCCGTCTTCGTCGGTGTAATGCCACTCCTGTTCGAGCACAGGTTCTTGCGGTTTCGGTAACGGTTTGATCTGCGTCAAGAAGTCTGTGGGATTGGGAAGGTCTTTGAGCAACCCATAGTCTTTGATTGCGTGGAACACCTCATCCTGACTGCACCCACTAAAGCACTTGAAGAGTGGCTTGCCTTCGTCTGTCTCTGATACGCAAAGACTTGGATTCTTGTCACCATTACCCTGCCCGTGTGAGCTTACAGGACAGCTCGCCATCCATTGCCCGTTCACCTTTTTTGCGTTGCCAAGCGCTTGCGCTATTTGTTCGGCTTGCATTCTTGTCCTTGTTCTATTTGTTCTAATCTCTGCTCCAGTTCGTAGACCCGTTGAGCCAACGCAATAAGTAGCAGCATCCAAAATTCTTGTGTGTTTTCCATAGAGGAAAAAAAACGGGACTGACCTTTCAGCCAGCCCCGTCTCTTCTAAGATTTAAAACATCTCGTCGTCTTCGACTGCCTGAGCCATTGCAGTCTTAGGCGCTGCCTTTGGTGCTGGAGCTGGTGCAGCCATACTGATCTTGCCGTCACTATCAAAGTTCTGAGTGCCATCGTCCACCGCGTCCATGCCAGCAGGTCTCTCGATCCACGACACCACATCGAAGTTTGGAATGCGTGTAGTGCCTTTGCCGATCTTCTCTAGCGTGGAAGACTTGTACTCAATGACTGGTAACTTGCCAGCGTTGGCTGCTTGACCTGCCTCGATTGCCTTCCACAGTTTCTCTAAGCCCATGTTAGGTCCTGTCCCGTTTGCTGACCACTCTGCGAGTCCCATCTCTTTGTTGTAGAGCTTGATTGAGAAACCACGCTTGTGATCTGGTGAGGGTTGAGCACCCTTCTTACCAAGACTTGCGTCTGGTTGCCAGTCGCGTACACCTTCTCCAAGGTGCATCCATCCTGTTTGAAGTGAAGCTGTATCCACAACCATTTTTTTGGGTGTGAATTCCTCCTTGTTACTGTTGAGCCATGCGTTAGCAGATGGCATGAAGCGAATGTAATTACCACCGCCAGATGATGATGAAAGATTAAGCATTTGAGCCTTTCGAGTTTATGTTGCACAAGGCAACGGTTTGGGGGAATGGATTATTGACCTAATGAGTAATCTCGCGCAAGAGTTAAACCACTACTCTCTTTGCGCGTGAGCTTGTCAATGAGGTCTTTTGATTCTTTGGGTAAGAGCTTGGCTGCTTCAGATGGACTAATTAGTTCGCTAGTAACCAACTTATCCGCAGGGATACCAGCGTCGTGTAATTGATTCTTTGCGTCGTTCTCGTCAATCCACTTGCGGTACGCACGCTTCGGCTGCATCTGCCAGCCCTTGATCACTTCACCAGCCTCGATGCGTTTGACTGCGTGGTCTCGCACAGCATCAATGAACTTCTCAACAAGTGGAGCGCGTTCGAGTAGGTCTGCAATAACTTCTGGCGCGAGAGCTGTAAGCGCAGCGTTAACGCCTTCTTTGTTTAGGTGCTGAATGCTTGGGTATGCAGCAATAACCTCGAACCCTTTACGCTGCGCAGGACACACCGCCTTTGCTGGACACCATTGGCAACCGTCTTCTGTCGGTGTGGGTTCTGTATCGCCCTTCTTAATTGCTTGAATCGCTGGGGTTAATCTGTTCGCTGCCCAATCGTTCAATTCTTTGAATGTGATCTTGTGGGTGCGTGGTTCACCGTGTATCGGCTGAATGATCGACATCTCGATGTTCTGGAATTCTGTCTTGGTGTGACGCATCGCACCGATGGCGTATATCTTCATCTGGTCTGAGTCAGCGTCGACATAGCCTCGTCCAGTCTTTAAGTCCGCAATGACCAAGGTTGACTTCTCGTCGTTCCACGCCACCACATCGGCAGTACCGCCAAGCTCAATGTCCTTGTCCTTGTACGCAGTCACATACTGCTCGACTTTGAGGTTTCCAAGACGCAACTCTAGCGTTCTTATGTGATCCACATGGGCTTGTGCAAAGTCAGCGTTCTGCTCGGTGATAAGAATGTCTTTGACAGTCTGTCCTATCCAGTCGTAGGGGCTTGCATTGGTGAGGTATGCAGTCTCAGCCACCTCATGTATTGCAGTACCAATCTGCGCAGCTTCACCTGCTGGCTGATACGGTATGTCTGCACAAAGCCTTACAGATGCAGGACAAGATAGCCAGCGCGTAGCTGCCGATGGGCGTAGTTTGATCATTATTCTTTTTCCTGTAAGTGCAAAAGTGTGTAGATGCGACCGCGAACTTCATTAGTTACTGCGTGACCCAGCTCGTCAGGGTTAAGTAACTCAGACAGCAATTCGTCTCTTATCTTGAGTTTGGTTCTGGTGTCCTCCAGCTCCTTGGTAAGCCAGACAATGTGCTCGCGCATTGCGTTGCGTTCTTCGTCGATCATTTAGCCTGACTCCCAAAGTAAGCGATCATGGTTGCGTCAGCCCTGCCAGAGTCCTTGACACGCGCAAACAAGTGCTGGTGTTCTGGGTGCAGTTCCATGCACCTGTGGCGTATTGCGTCCTTACCCTTTGCGCAACCCGTAGCCTTCTGCCAGACCAAGGGATTGATGTAGGTAATGGGTACTGAGAAAGACGCGAGTGCGCCTTCAATAATTCCAGCAGCTCTGCCGAAGGCATACATACTTGCTGTGCCTTGGTTTGGCATTGCGCCTGTGCGTTCTACGAATGCGTGCGTAGGAGCGAAGACCTTGACAATGCTTGCTACGCCCTGCGCAGAGACTTGGCGCTTGTTCTTGCCACCTCTAAGCACCTCCACGATGGGCATATCGACGACCTGCTCAAACTTGCCGTCAACATAAAGTGAAAACGCACCAAGCGCCCCGACATCCACACCCATCACCCTAATCATTCTTGACCCCTAGTGACGCAATGCGATTAGCGATCAAGCGATCTGTGGCAGTTCTGAGCTTCTCTATGCTGGTGATCAGGGGTACGGTATGCCCCGCCATCCAGCGTGACATCTGAGCCTGATCAATGCCAGCCTCTCGGCATATATCAGCCATCTTGAAACCCGCCTTTTCAGCGCGTTCAATTATTTCAGT